TTGTACCATTGCCATTCTTTTTGGTCTCCTCTTCCTCTTTATGCTCACTATCTCTCATAATACGACCAGTAGACGACATAAGGTGCCATCCCTTAGGAATCTTCTTACACTTCTCTGAAGTGAAGCAATAGTAATATCCTTTTTTACAGGATTTTTTCGCCATACCTATGCGTCTTGTGACTTATTATTATTTAGAAAACCTTGCTTGAGTAGTTTTGAAAGTTCACTTGTTGATCCTACAAATAATGCATTATTAGTAACATTATTAGTTGTTTGTTTTACCGAATCTTCTTCAAGATCTTTGAGTTTTTTCTGAAGATCTGCTAATTTATCTGTAGTATCAGCAACACTCTTGATTAATTGTCCAGCAACTTCATATGCTCTTGGACTCGCACTTTCGCCTGCAAGTTCCATGATGCCATTGATTGCTTCTTGACCTTTTTCTATAAGAGAATATAAGTTTGCGCGGGTATACTCATAATCTTTTTTAATATCAGTTTTTTCAATAGGAATAGGTGGCTTCCTAATCTCTGCTGGTTCTGTTTCAACAATGCTACTCTCAATATTGAGTGCCTTGTCAATGGAATCATAATTATCTGGCATGGTTATTACTAAGGAAGGTCAGTTTGGCGAGTTGGACTATAAGTTTTTCCGTCTGAGAAGAATTGCCATTCTTCATCAAATCCAAAATTATCTCCTGGTTGGAGAAGAGCATGATCAGTTGAATCAATTACACCATCATTATTCTTATCTTCAAGTGCTTTTGGTGTAACCGTATATCTTACTTCACGCTTAGCAGTTTTAATATCAGTACTGGTGTACATATCAACCTGTACCTTACGGATAAGACCATCACTACTATCAGCAATGGGACCAAACAGATAGGTTTTTGCGGTAAATTGTAGAGTGTGAATTAAAGATCTTCTAGTATCAAAACTTCCTTCATAATCATCTTGAAAACTTACTGAATCCAAAATAATTGGAACATCTCTCTTTTCTCCAATAGAATCTACTAAGTCTACTGTGAGATTAAAATGTGGTTGAAAATAAGGCAAGATTTGCTCTATAATCTGTAGAGAATCATCATTTAGTTTGGAGAGAATATTTAATTCAAATCCAATATTATATGGAACTGGCATAAAGACTTTTTTTACTTTACTACCATCCTCACAAGTTTTAAATGTTTGTATTAAACTTGTCTTTCTTGTTGAGTCGTATTGAATAGATGTCATTTCAAATGACATTCTTGGCATAGTAATCTGAATTGGTTTATTTAAATCAGATTGTTGTGTTATTTTTGCTAGGAATTTTTGAACAGGACCATATGCCAATGGCACTTTCATATCACTAACACTATTTCCGTCTCCATCTGCATGACGGATATGGATATCATTAAATAATGTTCCAAATGATATAATAGTTTTTCTAATTATTTCGTGATAATAATATTTTCCTAGCATTAATAAGTACCAAATGGATTTGATTCTGTGAAATCTAGGATACCTTTTCCTAGTCTTTCAAATTCATCGTTTTCAGTGTATTTATCATAAATGTCATCCTGCGTATAAATTAAGACAGGATAAGACGCTCCAGAAGTCTTACCAATAATAAGCTCACCAGGATAGAATCCTATCTGAGTGTCTGCTATACCAACGTTAGAAATCTTAAGGACCTTAGTATCTTCATCCCATTCTTTGACTCTTGCTTCCAGCATTGATCTGGATCCGATAACAACTTCGTTAAACAGGTAAGTTCCAACTCCAGATAGTGTTTCTGGATCTGCAATGGTAACGGTTGGGTCAGAACTATATCCTCTACCTGGATCTTTGATGTAGATTGCCTTGACAATCTTATCAGATCCGTCGTAACCAATAGATGCAATACCAACAGCAGTTTTTGCAATACCACTGCTTGGTGGACCAGAAATAGTTACAATAGGCGTTGTACTATAACCAACACCACCATCAGTAATTGTAATTCTAACCACACCTTGACCAGAAGTAACAATAGCAGCAGTTGCTGCTGCTCCAACACCACCTCCACCAGTAATTGTAATTGTTGGTGCAACAGTGTATCCAGCACCAGCATTTGTTAGAAGAATCTTATCAATAGAAGTTACTCCAGCTCTTGTTGTTAAGAATCCAACAGCAGTTGCATTATCTCCAACTTGACCTGTTGGGGAAGAAGTAATTCCAATTGTTGGAACCGAAGTAAATCCACTACCATCATTGTTTAAATAAATTTCGGAAATATATCCACTTGGAACCGTTCCTGCAATAATTGCCGATGCTGTTGCAGTTCTTCCAACACCAATCAATTGGAGTGTAGTAATATATCCTTCATCTTGAATTTGAGTATCAATTTCTTCAATTGTTGTATCAAGAACTTCATCTTCATATTCAAAGAGTTCACACTTGAGTTGATAAACGTAATTTCTACCTAACTGATAGAAAGGATCTTCATGCTCAACAAATTTAACTTCGAAAAGTCTTTGTCCCAATGGGAAATAAACAAGATCTCCTTCTCTGGGTCTTGTTGGAGTTGGCATTATAGAATCTTCAGTTCCGTCGTCCTGACCTGCCATAAATGGTGCGATAAAATCCTCAAATCTCTCTTTGGAGATTGTGAGAATCAATTCATCTCTAACACTTACACCAAACTTTGTCAGGATATCTCCAGCACCACCATATCCCTCAAAAGTGTTTACATATGCTTCAATTGCAAAGTTGTCATCAAATTTTGAAGTTTGTACCTCTTCAATAATCGTCTTTATATTTACATATTTTCTTGGAATATAAGTAACTTCCACACCATGAAATTTCAGGTGCTCATTGACAATATCTTGGACTAATCTCTGCTCAGATGCAGTCCCTTGTAAAAAGAAAGGATTAAGTGCCATTATCCAATAAAGTCGAGAGGTGGAAGTTCATATTCCATGGACATCCTTGATTTGATGTCACTTAATTCTTGTTCGGCTTGTTGGTAGATTTCTCCACCGTTTAATTCAATTCCTCCAGGAAGTTTAACACCTTTAAACTTACTTAGGTTTTGTCCCCACTGACGCTTTATGAGAGCGGTCAAATATCTCTTAACAAAACTATCGTTATAAATCTGTGAGAAAGATCCTGGATCTAATGCTCTATAACACTCAAGAACAATAAAATCTCCTACTGATTGTGCTCCCCAATCAATGTCCAAATACAGTCTATCTTGTCTCTTATTAAATCTTATTTGTTTATCGGTAGTTAACAGAAAATCAATATCCTCAAGATATGATTTTACCATTGCATATTGCAACAATTCTACCGAATTGAAATAATAAAGATCATTCAAGAACAGTTGATATTTGATACTAAACATTCCACCAGAAATGGAACTAGTATCAAACTTAAATATTCTTTCAACTCCGATTACTGAATCTGGAACTTGAATGAAGTTTGAGTTTTCGTAAAAATTGAATGTGGTTGCAGCAATACCTGTGGAAGTTGCCGTGGTAGTTACAATTCCTACCCCAGTTGTCCCATTTACAGTGTCTGAACCTGCAGTAACAGCACCTATTCCCCTATCAATATCGTCTTGAGTAATTTTATACTTAAGGTACATTTTTTCAACACCATCATAATGACGCTCGTTGAAATATTGAATGGTATCATCAACTAGATCGTCGATTTGATCATCATCAACGTTAATCTCCAATACTGGAGCACCAAGTTGACGCAAGCAGTAGTCAATTAAACCTTGTCTAGTTGATGGTTTTGCCATATTACTTTGTCTCTAGTTGTGCCTTAAGATTGGCGTTTTCTTCGAGCAGTGCTTCTACTTGTGATTTATAATCCTGAGACAAAGTACTTAACTTTGCCTCAAGCAGAACGTTTTGATTTGTTAATGTTGCTAATTTGGAATTATAAAGTTTAATGAGAACATTTACATCCACTTCATTTTGTTGTTCCATGTATCAGAAAGTTCCTCCGTCAAGAGTTGAAGTCCAGTGTGGTTTATTAGTATATATGTCGGTGATTGTATTGGGAACTGAAGCGAGATTTGTAATAAATCCGTTCTGACCTTCTCTTCTCAGATTGCTTCCAGTGGTAAATGTGCCTTCAATACCAACAAGACTGACTTGAGTTGATCCAGATACACCTTGCTCAACAACACCATATGCACCACTGGTATCTTGTCTAATAATATCACCAGCAGAAGCAGTAATTGCTACACTAAGATCAAATGTCTTTTTAGTGATTGCAGTTAAAACTTGCTTTGAAGTGAAAATTGGAGAAGCAACAGCATTTGTAGATCTTTGAAGACCAGTGCTGTCAAAATAGACAACACCACCAGTTGCATAGTCACCAGACTGATAGTAAATACCTTTGATATCAAGGAAACCTTTGGTTCCTGCTACAACACTATTGGCAATAGTAGCGTCGGGAATATATACCCATCTTCTGCTATCGTCAGCGTGTGTTCCGTGGTTATCTACTCCAGCAGTGCTGGTGGCAATGGAGTCATCCTCCATACCAAAGAATCCAGTTTCGTTATCTGCAACGCCACTTCCACTATTGTATGCGAAAGAAATACCTCTATCGGTATTGCTATCATATGCATGAGTAATTGTTACTTGCTCAGTTGTTGAAATGCCAGCAGTCGTGTTGGCACTGATAGTAACTACTTTTGTTCCAGTATTATATGCTGTGATTGAAGTTGAACTAGGAATATTTGCGTGAGCAATTATATCCCCAGTATTGATACCAACAACAGAATCGAGAGTAATTAAGTTTGCACCACTAGCAACGGTTGCCATAACCGTTCTTGCGCTTGTTACATCACCAAGATGTAAGATCGGATCATTTACCGTCTTCTGTGTTGAGTTAATGGTGGTGGTTGTACCATCAACTTGTAAGTTACCCTTAATTATAACAGTTCCTTCATTGCTCAATCCATCGGGATATGGATCAATGTAGATCGTATCATTACTTCCTGGAATACTAGAAATAATATTATCTTCGATTCTGATTAAATCGAATATTGAATTTCCACTTACACTAAAGTTTCCACCAACATTCAGACTCTTTTCAATACCAACACCACCTTCAACAATTAATGCACCAGTGTCCTTATTGACAGACTCTGTAACAACATTAATGCGGAAGTCGGCACCAGTATAAGTAAACTGATCTACTCCATTCTCATCATATTCAAATTTTGCATTCTTATCATCACCAAAAGTGAGAAATGTATCGTCTGGAATCTGAATTTCACCAGTTCCATTTGGATCGAGTACAATGTCTCCGTCAGTATCTGTTGAAGAAATTGTATTGGTATCGATTCTTAAATTATCGACGTTCCACTGATCCACTTTGAGTGAAGAAGCACCACCAAGACCAGTATTTGGCAGTGGTTCCATAACGGCGACAACGCCACCGTCTTGGTTTCTTGTGTTTTGTACACCTGCAACAGCACCTGGATCGTGCTCCATCATTGAGGTGTAGTAATATCCACCAACTGGGTTGGCGTTAGTACCATCATCTCCAAGGAAAATTCTGTCCTTGTACTGATTAGTTCCTCCGAAACTACCAATACCGGTTACATATCCAAATTCACCCCATTGTAGGGTGGATGGTTTGCTAGTACCCGAGGATCTTTTAATCCTGATAATACTTGCCATGTCAGAAATTTCCTCCGTTGATGTCTAAATTCTGCGTTGCGCCTGGCGTCAGGGTAAGTGTTGCTTCCCATTTTCTGATGCTACTGTTGTAAACTAGCACCATACCATTTTGCAAGTTAGAAGCACTAACATCACTGAGTTCTGCCAAAGAGAGACCCTGGGCACCTGCGAGAGAAGATATTACTTTTACCGCCGGTTGCTGACCTACTCTGACTTTTATTTCAGCCATTTATATACAGTTCAGGATGTAGAAATATTTATATTCCTTAAAGTCCCAAACTACTTACAACTTCTTGTTGTTTAAAATAGAGTTTTATGTAGGATTTAGCCAGATTTCTCAATTCCTCAACAGAAGTAATGTTGTCAACCTCTGCTGCCAGTTTGAAATATTCAAAACTCTTGCTTAAATTTTCTAATTCAATTTTATCAGGATCCATTGGCAAGTTGCCTCAATAGTGATTTGATTTCTTCTATATCATTTTTTATCATATCAAGTTCAGCACGCTCAGATTGTCTTCGTTGTTTCATTTTTTGATATTGAATATAACCGGCGCTATCGGTATTAAGAATAGCGCCAGTATTTCTATCTCTGAAAAGATTATGTTCTCCTTCAACTTGAATAAAATCTTTTTCTTCCATATTTATTATGCAAGTGCAATAGCTCTGAAATCTTTCAATCTTACTGGTGTAGATTCATTCTTAGATGACATAACAACTTTAATTGCAAATGCAGTAAATTGATCAAGATTATTGGCGGTAAATTGATATTCAGAGAATCCTTCAAAATCATTTGGAGAAACAAACGCATCTGCTCTACCGCTATTCTTTTGTGGATCAATGACACGATCACCGAATCCATCACCGTCGTCATCAATAAGGTTATCCCAACCTGGGAATGGTGCAAACTTTTGATCAACTTCACTTGAATCTGCTTTAATGAGTTTATAGAAGACGCGGAAATCGGCATCTTCTTGTCTGTTAGCAGCAATCATAACTCTCAAACTTGTTGCGGGTTGTGCCAAAGAAATAGTCTTCGTTACAAAGATTGCTCCATGTGGATCTCCATCAATATTGTTTGATCTTGGATCATCAACATAATCAATGATAGGAGAATTAGACTTGTTTCTTCCAAGAACAAATGTTGCATTCTGCATATCCATTACTGGAGACAGATTTTCATCTGTGCTTGAGAATTCAACTCTCATAGAAAGAGATTTGTTGCGAGGAAGGGCACTTAATCTTGCAAGTTCATTTACTCTAGAAGCAACCATTCTTGGTGTGCGTAAATTCATTACTTTATTCAGAGTTACTGGTTCAAATCCCTGATCGATGAATGAAATTTCATTTCCACCAGCACTTGTTCCAGAAACTGTTCTAACTAAAGCATTCGCAGCAGTTCCTTTTCCTGGAGTAATAACGTTGAACATAGGTTCAATTGTACTAAACTGGAAGTTTTGGGAAATTCCAACTGTATTTCCACCAAATCCTTTTTGTGCTGCAAAGTTGAGCATTCCAGATCCAGTAGATCTTACAGTTGGTGACGCTGTGCTTCTATCAAATTCAAGATAATAGTTGTCGAGGTTAGAATTCTCAGATCTGTAATATGTTGATGGAATATTATGGGAAGTGTTAATTCTTGTCAATGAAACGCCATTGACTTCATATGGTTGAATAGATTCACCAACTGTATGTGAAGACTTAGAGGAATTGTTAATTGATCTTGCATCAATTGAAAGAGTTCCTGCTCCTCCACTACCAGCACTAATTGCACTGTAAGAAACAACTTCATTATTAAGAAGAGCATATCCACGACTTGTTCCGATTCCTTCAAATCTTGCAAAAATTGTAGTATTGGCGACAGAAACTATAGTATCATTTTCACCAAAGTTTGAAGTGATTGTAGTTTTTTCAGTATCTGGAAGTACGTCTTCAATCAGAATTCTATTGTTTCCACCATGGTGTGCATGGTTTTGTTGCTTGATTCTGAAGACGTTTCCAGTATATCTGTCGTCAACAATTGATGAAGATCCATTTACAGTTACTCCAGAACTTGTTCTGGTTGATTCATTATTTGGATCGGTATAATGATGTACCGCAAGAGTATTTGTGAAGTTTTCACCCTGAACATTTGTGAGATAGAGTGAATCTGGATTTCCAACTCCAGTGATTGTTATTTTTGCTCCAGAACCTTTTTGTTGTGAAGCAGTACCCATGCTTGAGGTAACAATGCCAACAGTTTCTCCAGGAACAAATCCTTCACCAACAGAAGTAATATTTACGGATTGAATATTACCAAAAGCATTTGTTGTAATTGTTGCCTGTGCTCCAGTTCCTTTGCCAGTCAATGAATAAAGAGGAACACTTGAAATAGAAGAACTATTTACATATCCAATACCACTGCTAGCAATTGAAACATTTCCAGTTCCAGATACTGCTGGTCCACCAATGTTCTCAATAAATCCTGTGATGTTTGAACCACTGGATCCTTCTGTGACTTTTACGCCAGGTCTAACATTTGCATTAAGTGTTCCAGAAATTGGCAGTTTTAACTTTCTTGGCAAACCTTCGATTGGGTTATCTTGAAGTTTGCTGCTATTATCACCTTTTGGAAGAACATCAGAGTTGTAGAAAGTAACTGTTCCTGAAGGAACAAACTTTGCTTTATACAGTTTGAATGTTAAATCCTGATACTGACTTGCTGTCCAAATAGTACCATTTTGAGACTTAAACAGAGATCCACCAATATATTGCTTGGTAACAACTACATTCTGAACGTCTGGAAGATTTGTCGTTCTGACAGTCTTCTTACCCATTGTTGCAGTCCACATTTCATAACCGTCTGAAGCTGGTGAAAGAATAACAATTGCATATTCTTTATTTGCTTCAAGATAAACTGGAGATGGGAAACGAATTCTTGTTGGAACTGGTTCGAATGGATTTGCCTCATTGATATTAATATCATCTGGATTCAAGGCAACCTGAGTGTAATCCTGAACAAGGAATGAGGTTGGTGTTCCCAACTCCATAGTTCTCAATTCCACATAAATTTTTGCCCCAGGATCCTTGGTTGCAAAATAGAGATCGAATGAAGTGAGGAATGCTCCTCTTCCATCAACAGTAAATGATTGTGCTAATGGGTCTCTATGAGGTGCTTTAACTTGAACTTCAACTTCTGTTTTTCTTGCTGCAGGTTTGGGTGGATTTCTAACAGAAACACGACTTGTTTCTTGTGTCAGAATTGATCCAGATCCACTATAAGTTCCAAGTGCCTCTGAAGCAAATACTGTAGATCCTGGAAGAACTACTGTATTTGGTGGAACTGCTGTTACCTTAACGGTCTTTGTTCCACTCTTAACTCTTACTGGTGGCAGTGGATTTGAATTTGGATCTCTGAAGAAGAAGTTTGCAACAATATCTCCCCAGTTGTCAGACACTAATTCTGCTCTGGTAATTGTAGCAACGGCACCAGATGTTTCACCAATTACTCTGGAACCTCTTTCAACATATCCATAGAACTTTTCATCGGTAGAAAGTGCTCTTACACCAAAGTTAATAAGTCTTGAGGTTGGTGAATAAGCGTCACCTGGTGCTGGTCTGTTTCTATCGTATGGATCTACGCTGTATTCTTCAACCAAAACTGCTGGGGATCCAAGTCCAGCACCAATGTCTGGTCTGGAAGTATCACCAAATTTGTGATTTGGTTTTTGAACTCTAATGTATCCAATCTTCTTACCTGTAGAGTCAAAGATATTTGCGTTTTCAAAAACTCTAAATGATCCAGAAACCATCTCAATTTCACAAAGTTTTGGAATAATGTCAACTTGCTGACTATCCAAATACAAATAATGCTTTGAGAAAGGTCTCAATCCATTTGCATTGAAATAAACATTTCTTGAACGCATCCATGGATCTGCTTCCCCGGATACTTTTACATCTTCAACGTAATTAAATTCTCTTGAAGGACCTTGAAGTTTTGGAGTATACTTAGTTGTTGTTGTAATTGTTGTAGTGGTAAATGCTCTAGTTGCAGTCTCACCTCTACCACCACCTTTTTTGTAAGTTACATACTCCGTTTTGTTATCAACATCTCTGGTTACATTTGCCTCTTGAGTCCATTTGGCACCAGTCGATTCTGTTCTGTGATCGTCAACGTAAATAGTTCTAACCCAGTTGTCAGATTGAGGATCTAATACAACGCCACCAACGAATACAATAACATTGAATGGGTTAACATTTTCAACGTTTGTTGCGTGTGGTTGATCAATCCAACCAACTTCCTGATAATCGAGTGTTAATAAATCTCCAGTCTTTCTGATATTTCTATCAAGAAGAGTCAAGTTTTGACTCATATCTGCTTGATCTACGTCAATTCCTGGATCTAATGCCAGTTGTGCTCCCATTGACCAAAAATCAACTGGGGCAATCGCTGTTGCACCTTCTTTTGAAATATCAATTGTGGAAAGGCGTGGATCGCAAAGAGATTTGTCTCTAAAGTCACTAACAATAAATCCACTCTTGAATCTATTGATACCATTAGCGTCGGTAATTTCAAGAGTTTTTGCGTTCATTTCCAGCATACTTAAGCTGGTCAACTCTTCTAATGTTTCAATTCTATCTTCAAGTTTACCAATATCTCTCATCGTGAATCTTCTGTTATCACGAAGAAGAACCTTTGGATCTTTTGTTGGATTAAACAGATATGGTGGCAGAAGAATTTGTGCAATCTCCATTGCATCATCTGCAAGGACTGGAGCCTGTGGTTTATCCGCAGGTTCTCCTTTGATAACTTCAATTTCACCTAAGCGATTAATAGTAACTAAGTCAATTCTTGGGAGATAGTAACTATAACCCATGAATGAAGTTTCATCTGGAGAAACAACATACTTATAGTTGTATTCATACTGTCTACTAGAGAATGCAAATGGAGATGCATTCGTGGTTGCTGGATTAAATGCTGCAACTCTAGGTCTAAAATCGAGCAGATCTGAGCAGCGAAGTCCGTTTGGAAGAGTTGGAATATCGCTAGTAAATCTATCTTGAGAGTATGAATTTACTGTGAAAATGTCCCCAGTATTATTCGAACCAACTGCGTATGCATCATAAACAACTAACAACTGGCGAGAAGGAACTGCAGATCCTTGTCTTCTTATAATTCTGGAGTAATCGCAGAATTGGTGGCGATGACCTTTATCAAGTCTATAATTTGCAGTTCTATTGACATAACTTCCTGGAGTTATTTCTTGAATAACTGCACTAATTGCAGAATCTTTGAACTTGACAGATTCGCCTACTGCAAAGTTGTTTGTATTTAACTTTACATAACTAACACTATTTGAAGTTTTGCTTACTACTTGTGCAACAGCTCTACTGTCTTGTCCTACGATTTTTTCGCCAACAATTACATTCTGATCTAAAGCAAGACCAGTAGCAAAAGTTAATTTATCAAGAACTGGTGCAGAAGTATTGGTAGATTCATAAACGGCACGAATACTAACAACATCAGGAACATTGAGAGAAATCTCATTGTCCTCAATTCTTGTTCCATAATATTTGCTAGTTGTTAATCCAGTAACTTCAGATACTCCACTAGTTCTTACGATTGATACTGTATTCGATCTAGTAAAATCTTTTGTCTTATTAGTAACTCCTCTCTTCTTCAGAGTTGCTTGAACAGTTACTGCACCATTATTTGGAAGACCATTGAATGTTACTGAATTACCATTTGCCCCAAGGGTGAACATTCCACTCTTGAGTTGTACGACTGTTCCGTCATCTTCAGTAATAGTATATCTTTCGGCGTCAAAAGTTTCAAAAAATACACTAGTAATACCTGCATTCACATCTATTGCATCAGCAACTGTTAATGTAAGACTATTGCTAGTAACAGACTTTCCAGTAATTTGTTTTGTAATTGTTAATTCAGAATTTGCGAGATCAACTGATGCAATCTTTTCTACTGGTAAGGTTGCATAAAGACCATTGAATCCATATTGACGAATTCTAGGAACCATCAATGAGAATGTGTATGATCCATTGGTAACAGCATTTGCGTTTACCTTATTAATGGATGCTGGTGCTGATGCCAAAGTTACTGTAGTTCCATCTGCACGAATTTCAGTAACAACATTGTATGTTGGATCTTGTGTTCCTGTCTGATACTTAATGATACTGCTAACTTTTATTCCACCTTCACCATCTGCAAAGTTTCTTCCAGAAACTCTACCAGTATTTCCACCACTAACAACCAGTTGATCCTTTATTCCAAATCTTTCAAGTTCTTGCTCATAAAGAACAGTATCCGCAATAAAGTTCGTATGTAATGAAGTATTCAATGCATCTGCATCTTGGAACACTGACTTAATATCACTGGTATCATAGATTGTCATTCCAGTAATAGCAGTTTTATACTGCTCATTTTCATTGATAATAACTTGCTCACCAATCAGGAATCTTCCTGAAGTTTGTGTTAGACTGTAACTATTTCCGGTAGATGCTGACAAATATCCAGTAGCACCACTAGAGAGACCTCTAATATATGAAGTTAGGGGAACTTGATCAGTTTGATTGTATGTGTTGGCGAGAGTTAAATTGACATATGTCTGAATGTCATAAAGATAAAGATCCCAATCAGTTGCATTATCTTCGTATGGAGCATCTGATACTCCAAACCAATATACTCTTGCTTCACCAACTTTTGTAGTTAAACCCGCAGTACTTGCGTTAGATGTGTTGGTATTTCCTCCAGCGTTTCTTCTTTCACCATATAATTCAATAATATTATTATTGGTGCTGCCAGATCCACCTGCAGCAGTGTCACCAATGTTTATATAAGGTGTTCCATGAACATTATTGACTTTAACTAAACTACCAAGAGCAAATGGAATTAATGATCCATTTATCTTTTTGGTTGTTCTTGGTTTCTGTACGTCGATGACTGTAGAACCTACAAGATCAACATCATATCCTCTAACGTATGCGGTGCCAGCAGAGACTCTGACCCCCATCAAATCGTCGCTAGGTGTATTTCCTTGGTCAGTTACTTCGTCCTCTCTGAAGAGACCTCCATTGCCTGTCTCGTTGTTTAAAGTATCAACAACATCTACAATAAAATTATCTACAGCATAGTTTCCAGACTCTTCGAAAGTTCTTTTTGCGAAGTAGTCTTTGATTAAATTATAATTTGATTTATTCTGTAACTTCTTGATTACTCCGTCATCAACTCTTACCAGTTCTACAAAACTGGTATCTTCAATATCTGTAAGTAACTTCTTGGTTAAATTTAAACTAATTTTTAATCTATCTGCACCAGGTGCAGCATAGTTTGTAAATCCTTTTGCATTGTCATTTAGAGACTGATCCTGATCTGAGTTTACAATCTCTTCTACAATATCAAAACCAACTCTATATGACGGACTATTGTCATATGGATCAAGAACAACTTGTGAATTGGGAACATCTACAAATGTTCCTCTAATAAAGTAAACACCTTCTGCAACACCAACAGCATATCCAGTAGAAGCAGCATCTACCGCATTCAGTGTGAATACAGTATCCCCAGAAACTATTGAAGTATTACCATAAGTGACATTTTCTTGAAGAATTAATGTTTCGCCATCCTCAAATTCTACACTGGAACCGTCAACACCACCATCTTGATACTTAACAAACAGAGTAATTTCTTCTACACCTTCTTCTGGTGGTAAAAGATATCCCTTTACTGCTGCACTAATTTCAGAACTTTGACCTTTTACTTTCGCACCTTTGCCGTTATTTGCATTTACAATAGAATCAAGGTATACTGTAACATCAATACCTAAATGGTCTGGATTGACCTTTACCGTTGTGAATGCATTGTCACATGTGATTCCACCAGGAATCACCATAGAACCCTCTTTGAACATGTGACTGCCAAAGGATTCTATCTGATTCTGTAGAATCGATTGAAGACCTGTTAATTCCCTAGCCTGTACTGGATATCCAGGTTTAAACAGAACCTTATAAAAATTATCTGCCTTATCAAAGTCGTCATAGTAAGGACTTACGTTTAAATTCGTCTTTTGTGGCATTTTTTAAAATTCCAGTATAATTTTGAGGTCTTCTTTTTGGCGTGCGTTTCTAGCAATGCTAGCTCTGTTGTCGAGATAAATTAATTGTCCCGATCCTTTATTTATTTCAGGAACCGCCATTCCACTAGTGAAGTTAACACCAAGATTAATTAATTTTGTTCCTGTTGGATTTGTAGTAATCCCCGCAAATGCTGTATCAATTGCTGCAGAAAAATTAGAAGTTTTTCCGCTGATTACATTTGATGAAGATTCAAAATTATATGGTCTTCCATTGGTGGATATACCAGTATAATCTTGTTGATCAAAAGTGGTCTGATTATAGAATAGAGATCTATCTCTAAAATACTTCAGAACCTTCGTTTCAAGATCATAAGAAGCGACATAACCAAATGCCTTCCCTGTTCCATTTGCAACTACTTGCTCAATCTTTTCACCAATTTTTGGTGTTCCTGTAATTGATGAGAATTTGAAGGAACTAAGACCAGAGAACGTATTCTCTTGGTAAACGTCATTTGTACCAACTTTAGTTGGATTCTTTACAATTCCAACTTGAGCAAAACTGGTATCTACTGGGAAGTCTTTTGTAGAATCATCAAATCTTGCATAAACTAAAACCTTATCGGTTCCTAGTTCTGTATAAACATCAAATCCATGACCCTTTGAGGGTGGAATAATTGGCACCAATTTAGCACTAGTACCTGTAGTGTTGGAATTGATTGATCCCAAATCTACAAGTGCATAACTATAATCCTTACCACCAGAGGTGACAACGGTATTAGTGATTTTACCACCTTCTACGTCAACTCTTACTTTTCCTCCAGTTCCATCACCAATGATATTCATTTCTTGACCCAAACCATTTGCATAGTTTGAACCAGATCTTTCAATGTATACCGTTTTAATTTGGTTCTCATTAACACTAGAATCTGCAGACTCTCTAATAGATCTTATTTGAGAATCTGTACTAGTTGTCCAACTATTTGGTACAGTAATGTATTCTGTAGAATCAAATTTGATAATGTCACTTGGACTAATAGTGAACAGATACTTCCAAATGTATCCGTCACCACTATCACCAGCTCTTGTTGGTTCTAAATCGGTGAAAGTGGGTTCATCTTGAGAGACATTTCCTTTTGGACTACCTCCACTGGACCCATTTTCAATACAGATATAAACTCTGTAATCACTATTCATTACATAGTAGTTTGCATCATATAATCTAGATGCATTTGTCAAAGGTGCTGGATTGAGAATGCTATAATCATCACGATACATTTCATATCTACTTCCAGCGATCCAATCAATTCTTCTAACCAGTCTTCTTACATTAGCAGAAGTTATTCTCTTTCCATACAAAATAACATCACCAGCATGACTATTGTAACTAATGCTATCAATAGGTGATGGTGGGTTTGTATTCCAAGCAGTGGTTCTACCATAACCAACAACAGTTGGATTTGGTAGACCCACAGTTATATAATATGAGTTAGAAGAATTTTCTACTGACTCAACAAAATTGCTGGCATTCAGAATTCTAAATTGATCAGTAACAATTGCTGACATCGTTATCTTTTTTTATGTATTTATATCTGGTTATTGGATGTAGAATGGTAAAGAATTATCGATTTCAAGACTTACACCATCTGCGCGTGGTTTTCTAGAACGTACTGCCCCAGTCTTACCCTCACCGAAGTTTCCTCTTCTTTGAATAGTTGGGAACGTTGATAATCCAGCATCTACAGTCAAACCAGTGACACCAATAGAAATTCCATTGGATCTATTGTCGTAATTATATATTCTTCCCCAGGAAAGATATCCAAGTGAAGTTGTTAATCCTGCTTGAAGATCATCAAAATTGCCACTTTCAAGAATTCCAATTACTGGACTGTTTGAATGAACATTACAGATAATTTCTGCATTTGAAGCAAGACTTGTTATAGAACTTACAACATAAACGTTATCCAAGAATGTTGTCCCAATACCAACAACTGCGGAATCACTGCTGTTTACAGAAGTAACACCATTTCCAACGGTTGTGTCGTAGATCATTACAGGATAACCTGCAAGGAGATCTAATGCGTCTGAAGCAACGTTTGCTTCACCATTTAAACCATAATCTGTCATTGCACGGAAGTTAAACTTAAGTGCAAGTGGGTGACCACCAACACCAGTAGTGGTGCTGATTCCAGTTATGATTCCACTAAATCCTTGTACATTCTGTACAGTGGTGATGGTCTCATAAGTTGGAGTGGGAAGTTCGGCAATAATTCTTGGTGGGTTTGTATTTGTGTATCCGAAACCAGGATTTGTAATTGTAACTGCAGAAACTTGACCATTTGTGATTGTTGCAGTTGCAGTTGCAGTAGTTCCAACACCAACACCAACTTCTTTAGGAGCAGAGAACTTAATATCAATTGTGGAAGTTGTGTATCCTGCACCGACATTATCAATAGTTACTGCCGAAACTGTACCCGCAATAGAAACTGTGGAAGTAAATGCTGCAGAAACTGGTTCGTTTGAATCGACCATGAATGCGTCAAATGTGAATGATCCTGAGTTTAGATCAAGAATGATTTCGTCATAATCAAAGAATTGTGCATTATCTACGAATATTTCCGAAGAAGAAGGTGAAACATCACCAATAATTCTTGCAGTTGGGAATACTTTAGTTTCAAGTACTGGTCTAACTTTGCTAATGATATCACCCTTCACATAGATATCTTTCTTCTGTTTAATCCAGTCAAATGGTCTAAAGACATTATCATTTACACCTGGACCAGTATAGATATCAGTTTCAATAATATCAGATCCAGTAATTTCTGTGATAGATCTCTCACGAAGTTGATCTTCGGTGTCATTATAGGAAGGATGCTTCCTTACGAATAAGTCATCACCAACTTTAATTGTTTCGGTAGTTTCAACTTGAAGAACATCAACACCATCTATGCCAACATAGAAGAAGATATCAATCTTGTCATTTACCTTTGGTGCCTCACTGAACAGGAATGAGGTTCCTCCAGTAAATTGATATGAATATCCTGGAGTTTGCAGTACACCATTGACGAATATTACCAGAACAGAATCTAAGTCAATAGCAGAGGAAAGTGGATTGTTAGGATCTAATTCGAAACTTAAGAGTTCTCCATTATAGTAAAGTGGGAATCTCTTTCTGTTTCCATCTTGATATCCAAAGACGCTATCAATATAATCCATTTCACCGAATGACCAGGAAGCAAATCTATCGCTAAATGTTTCTACAACTTCGAGTTGGAAATCGGAAACTGGTGCTGCAAAGTCTTTTGCAGTGACCAGACCAACTACCTTCATAACGTCACCTGGTTGGAAACCATATCCAGATCTTGTAATCTTAAATGTGTCAATAAGGAACAATGTAGATCCAATACCAACACTAGTATTTGCTGATCCGACTGTCAGATTAAGCAGGAGATTTCTTCCAACTTCTGTAGTTGCTCCAACACCAAGTCTGGAAACACCAACAACTTGCATGTTCTCATAATTTGGTTCTGGAATAATAACTGAAGGATTGATATATCCTTGACCAGGATTTGTAATCGAGAATGATAAAGTTCCTCCAGCACCAACTACTGCTTCTATAACAGCACCAGTTCCAGCACCACCAGCAGAACCAACTCCAACACTAATTGTATTTGTAGTATATGTGGTAATTCCAAGTGTTGCTCCAGCAGCAGGATCAGTAGATCTTGGATATGGTTGCTCAGTGAAGAAATCATCATCGGAGCAAGTAAATACCAGACCATCTGTAGCAATTCCGATAGTATCACTGGTGGTTAAACCATGATTTGGAATTGTTAATTGGAGAATACCAGTATGTGGGGTAAACTTCGCTTTAGTTGGAGTGAATGGACCACCAGTGCTTGCAGTAATGCTGTTAGAAGCAGATCTTACAAATCTGTGCTCATATGCAATATCTGTAATTCCAATAGAAACTGGTGATCTATAACCAGATCCAAAGTTAAGATCAAAGAATCTTGCTACTGTTCCACCAGACTCATATGTGTGAGCAATTGTGCTTGGTCCGACATTAATTGCAACACCTGTTGCAGAAATAATATTATCAACGTCTAAGGCATAATCATAATCTGGGAAGATTGTTGTTGTAACACCTGCATGTGCTGAAGCACAACTAAATTCAAGATTAGCAAGTTTTACTCTGTCTCCACCGCGCAGATTGTGTGAATCTGTTGTTTCAATTTCAAGGATTCCAGTAACTTCATTGTAAAGTGCTGTACTGATTGAAACTGAACCCGTGTAAGTATTGATTCCAATAATATTTGTAATTTCACCCGAAGAATTTTTCTCTGCCTTAACTTTTGCACCAACCAAAGGTGCATATCCAAGACCAGGTGTAGAACCCAGAGAAACAATCAAACCACCTCTTGGAAGTTGATTCTGGTTAATATCAAATTCTGATAAAATATAAGATCCGTCAACAGAAGTAATACCAGTGTAAACTACACTTGTAATGCCTGCAGCAGTGTCTCTTTCAATATCGTAGTTGTTTCCAGCGTTGTTATCTGTTGAAGGAGTCTGGAAAATACCGTTGATAAACAGAATTCCATTTCCTGGTTCAACGCCAGTTGTATCAGCACCACCGACCTTAAGTGTGTATGTCTTACCAATACCAGTAAATGAATCCGAAATATCATCGAATATCATATTGGTATCATAATTAGATCTCAAGAAAGTTCTTCCTGAGAATGAAGCAGTCACATAAGGAAGATTGCTCTCATTTCTTCTTGCTCTATTATTTCCTTTTGGTGGTTCAATGAAGAATACTTCATTCTTTACAATGTTGATAGCACCTCTGTATACTTGAACAGTAGATCCATCTGTGTGTGATGTTGCTGCTGTTCCAACAGATCCTCTCTCAACAGAAACTGTTGGGAATGTTGCGGCAGCACCAGCGGCAATAAGACCATTGATTGGACCAAGAATTTCTCCGCCAGAGTTGGTACTAAAACCAACTTCAATAACTTTCATATATTCTTCATCAATTTTGAGAAGATCTCTTGGTTGAACCGACGAAATTCCACTAATGTTGAAGGTTGAAATGCCTGCAGGAATTCCTCCAGCAAGATAGTGACCATTAAAGTCTAACTTGTGGTTGACGGGAGTAAATGTAATTGGTTGCTGTACAATACCATCAATCGCAATAACAGTTTTACTTAATTTCTTAGTAAATTCTAATTCGTGAGCATTTCCAAGTCCAGGATCAGTAAAGGTAACAAAGATTCCTGCTCTTGCAAATTCAGGAGTTGTTGCTAATTTGAAAGTATCTGGGGTCAGTGCAATTGGATAAACTTTTTCTGGAAGTTTATCGGTAACAATTCCAAGATAGTTTGAAGTTGCTCCAATTCCCATTGAAGTTTGTCCAACTCCAACAAAGGTAGAAACTGGATTGTACAGAACTTCTTCTGCTGTGTTAAAGAAGTGATCTGGAAGTGTAAAGAGACCCGTTGCATAATTTAATTTTGTGGTATCTGAAGGATCAAAGGTCTTCACATAAATTGGTTTTCCATCGTGAGTAATTGGGAAGTTTACTCTATTTGCTCTCAGACCATTCAATCCATCAAATGCTGAAAGGAATAAAAGTTGATTGGAAGGACCATAAGAAAGTGGATTTGCTTGATTATCAAAATCCATTTGTCTGTAGAAGACTTCATTGAAAGACTGAAGTTCTACATCGTATGGAGAGTCTGGATAGAAGTTCAAGTAGAAATTCGTTCCTACAATTTCACTGCCAAATGTTCCAAGACCAGTTACATTATTAACCGCAGAGAATGGTCCTGGAGTAACAGTTACTTCAAGATCTCTTGCATTTGCCAGAATATTAACTTGGTGTATCGCGGAAGTTTCTCCAACCGAAACACGAACAATTGATGCTGCAGAAGAAATTGTATTAATATCGAATGTTCCTGCTCTTACAATATCAGTACCAAATCCAACAACAGATTCAAGTCTGGCACTTCTCTCTGTTCCTGCTGGTTGATTATTCAGTAAGAATCTGTATGTTCCAATACCTGCAGTTGTGTTGCCAAATCCAACAATATTAGTTCTATAATCAAGTGCGTCAGTTTGACTGAAATTGCGCCCTCTTACAGAAACAATACCAGAAACAGAATCGTAGGTTGCAGTTACTAATCCAACAGAAGAAGCACTGTAGGTTTGTGTATTGTGATCAAAATAGTACTCACTTACATAAGTATCAGATCCATCAAAGTCAATTACTGCTTCAATGTAATTTGTTTCTCTTGTAAATCTATTAGTAACCTCAATATTTGCAAACAATCCTCTGAAGTTTGCGTCAGAAAACTCTGCCAGAGTTTGAATATCATTTCCACTTGGCACACTGCTAACACCGACAAATGAAGCAACGAGATCAACACAACCTATTGATTGTGTACCAATGCCAGTACTTCCTGCTGGAAGTGCTTGATAAAGGTATGTTTTCTTTATGATCTTTATGTCATGATCTGTTTCATATGGATCTGTTGGTGTGAAGATGAGGGTCTTTCTTCCGAGATCATCAATATCTGCACTAAAATCTCCAAGTTTTCTATTTGAGTAGGTGGTATATTTTTCAAATAAGAAGATATCATTAGTTGAAGATTGTACAATAAGTTCTGATAATTGAACATCATCGGTGTCTGGATCAACAATCTGAATTGCATATCTTACATGATTATCAACAAAGTCAATCTCTTCAATTTCAACAAAGGTATCTTTAAATCCTCTACTAGAGAACTTGCTACTAATGTCGTCATGAGTGAGAACTCTATTTGTTCTACATTCAATGTAATCAGTAAGTTTTCTATTCTGGATTTGCAGAGCATTTGATTGTGGAAGACCACTAATTGAACTTACTCTTGGATCAACATCTACGGCATTGTCAAAGTAGTTAACTGTATCAACTCTTCTTTCATTGACGACATCCAAAATAACAATTGAAGTTGTTGATCCACCAAGACCAACACCACTGGATGCTTCAGAAGTAACTCCAACGTCAGCAAAGTTCTTCAAACCTGCTGGGTGAATAATGCTGTTTACTGGCGCAGAGAGTTCATTCCATGTTATTGGACTCTTAATAGAATATGAGAGATTCTGATAATAATCGTTATTAGGTGTTACTTGATAATCTTCACTGATCTTACCAGTATCATTACTCCAACCAAGATCTAATCTTGAAGAGTAATCAACGGTAAACTTGGATCTCTTTCTATCTACAGAAGTTACATCTGCAATAGCTCCACTGTTGATTCCTTTGATTTTATCACCTTTCTTAAGGTTATATCTTCCCCTAACCTTAATATAATCTTCTCTTACCAGGGAGACAAAAAGATCTTCTGCACGGAATCCAGTTCCAGTATTGACGAACAGTTTCTCATTGTCGGAGAACACTGCTCTCTTCTGGTTAATATTAATAATTGGATAATTTTCTTCGTTTACAATTGTTGCATATCCAGACTGATATGTTTTTGCAATACCAGCGTTAGTTGTAAGACCAACTCCAGTATCATCAACAAGTTGGAATGTCAGTGTTGCAGGACTTGTATTTGCAAACTGAGTAACTTTGAAGAACTTATAATCGTAGTTTTCAGAGTTAAATCCAGATCCGTCTGGAGACGACATTTCAATACCTTCAACAAATATTCTGTCATCAACAGCAAATGGAGGTGAGGTATAACCAAGAATTGGTGTTTTAAGAACACAAGTTGCAATACCAGTTGGTCCACTGACCATAGAAACAATACCAACACCATTTGAGTTATTGATTGCAATAATCTTGTGTGGTTCTGATTCTAATCCATATATTGGTGCTAATTGCTCAATTTCCGAGATTGCTCCGTTTGGTGCATGTGCAATGAGGGTTGTTGAATCTACTACTTCTTTCTTAGTATCATTCCACAATAAAAGATTTGGATCACTTAGATATCTTGCACCACCATATTGAATATCAATCTCTTCAATTGTATCTAAATTATCAATACTGACAATGGGTGGAACAAATGCTTCTGGTCTCAGAGTCTTGTCTGCAGAATAATCATATCCAATATCACGGAATCTAATCTTGTTGATTCTACCAATAGAGGTGGAAACGCCAATAATATTAGCATTGACACCATTTACAGTTGTTACATCTTTGAATTTTGGAAGTTTATCAAAGTTAAATCCTTTGGATATTACTTTGACTTTACTGATACTTCCGTTCAGAGCAGTAGCAGACTTTGTTGAATATGTAAGAGAATCGCAATCTTCAGCATTGTACACTAATACATTTGGATATCTGTATGGAGATACCTTAAATGTATTATTAGAAGCGGTTGAAATACCAAAGACACTATATGTTCCATTATATTCACTATCAATATAGTCAATCTCAGAATGAGATCTTACGTCAGTATCTGCAGTACTAATGTATCCACCTTTTTCTAAAGCATAATAGAGTTTAGAGGGAATATTTTTCGAATATCTTAAAGTCAGAGAAGAATTTGACGCTGTTCCAAATCCTACACTACCAAGACCAACAACATTAAATTCTCTACTATCAGCAGAACTAATATATTCGTTTATGAAATCTTTATCTCTATAAATCTTTAACTCATATCCTCTCAGAGAAGTATCTTGGAGATTGAATTGAAGATCACTATTTCTTACGACAGATATCTTTGGATTAATCGCTGAAACATAATGATTTACTCCACCAGTCGCTGTGATACTTACAGCATTTTCTGTGCTTGGGTTTGATTCATATAAAGTTTCAGCAAGTCTGAACTTACTGTTACTATCTTTAATTACATAGTATGAACCAGTGCTCAATCCTGTAGCAACTTCTGCACTTTCATAGAAAACCTTGTCGCCAGTTTCATATCCATGATCTGTATATGTAAACGATCCATCAACAATACTAATAGAAGTTGAGTTGATACCTAAAGGATTTACCAGTATCTTCTTCTCACTACTGTTCAGTTTTATGTTGAGTGCTGCAGTTGTACCAAATCCAACAACAGTATTGGGAACAACAGTCAACTTAATTGAATCACCATTCTGCAGACCGTGTGTTGCAGAAGTACTGACGGTAGTTGTAATTCTATCAACATCACCAGTTATTTGTTGCTTATTGGTCTTCAGCAGATATTCTGCATTATCAGATCCGTCACTATAGAAGAACAATCCTTCAGTTGAAGTTGTCAAACCAACCTGTGTGGTAAGACCAATATAATTTTGTCCTTTGTTGATTACATAAACTTCACTTGTGAGTGTAAAATTATCTGGGATATAGAAAGTGTTTACATTTAGATTATTGTCACCAACAATCAAGGAATCTACACCTGCAGTAGATGTCTTTGTAAACGTTACTCTCTCACCAGTTTTAAGACCGTGATTTGAAATATAGATCGATCTACAAGGAATAGAAACACTAGATGTAGTGACGCCAACCTGAGATACTTTTTCTACTGCACCACCTACAGTGGTTCCAATTCCTACAGATTCTATAGCATTAAAATAAATTAACTTATCTCTCTGCGATTCAAACTTTGTAGTCTTTACAGGTAACTTAACTCTATCACAACTCAAGTTGAGTTTACTTCCGAAAGAGTGGGCAACACCTGCTGAACCAAATCTCTTAACTCTTACTACACCATTTTCAAAATCATTCAGAACCTTAACAACCTCTGTACCACTTGAAGATACAATGGTTATAGAATTTCCTATAGATACTGTTCTGAATCTTGAAGATACAAAGATATCCTCATCGATTCCACCAGTAATTGCTGAATATGAGGTCATTGTACCTGCTAATCCAACAGATTCTGTAGTAAATCCTATTTTCTTTGGACCCGCAAGGAATGGTACTGAAGTTGAAAGACCACTTACAAGAACTGTATCATTATTGTTTAGATCGAATCCATCTAAAGTATATGCTGAAACTTGGGTATCATTATCCCAAACAAATACACAATTTGAATTTCTCTCCAATTCTGTAGTAATTGAAGATATGCCAGCACCCTTAAGTTCTTCTACCCGACCTCTCAGTCCAGATCCATTAGCATCTTCAAAATCAAAGTTTACTGCATCACCAATGGAATATCCTCTTCCACCGTCAATGACTCTGATCTCATCGACATCACCCTGAGTAACAGATTCGACGATTGAAAGTTGCTCAAAACTTTCATAGGATTCATTTATGAAATCATAATCAGCATCTGGATCGTTTACCTTGTATGGGAATGTATTACGAACAAGATTTTGCCCATTAAAATCAAATGTTTGATCTAAGACTTCATTATCTTCAATAATTCTTGATTTGAATGTATTGCCGACGAAGTATGGGTAGGTGGGAACAAAATCTGGTGAAATGGTACTAGTCGTAACACCAGCAAAATATGCATAAACTCCATTTGGAAATTCTGGAGTCTTACAGAATCTACCATTATGTGAATCAAGATCTCCGCTATTGGTATACTGATAATCTTCGATAAAGAATCCTTGTTCAAATGCTGGTCTGTCAAATACACCAGAAGTTTTTAATTCATATCCAGGTCTTACTTTAATAATACCAGATTGAATATCATTTGCTGTTTGATACCCATATGGTCCATAGATTGGATTTCCATCATATGCCCAACCAATAATTGGTGAGTGAGATCCACTGAGATTTTCATAGTTTGCAGCAAGATCTTCAGAGTATCCATAAATTCCATAAACTAATGAATCTTCTTTATCATTCTTATAAAGATTTGAATAAATCTTTGTCGATTGTGTTGCAGATATCTTTCCAAATCTGAATGCGTCATTTACACTCAAACTTCTGACACGAGTGTCAAATATTGCACCAGATCCTCTTGGATCAACGTATATTGAAGTTGTTGATGAACTATACCCAATACCTGGATTGATTACAATAACATCGTCAACTTTACCGTCAACAACAACTGGTCTGAAAATCGCTCCTGTTCCACCAGATTGATCTTCAATATTAAGTTCTGGAATAGAAATATATTCTGAACCTTTATTCAGCACTTGAACGTCTACAATTCTTCCATTAGAAATGATTGGATTTAACTGTGCGTTCTTACCTTTGCTGATAGAAATAATTGGTTTTTTATGTAAATTTAAAGTAGTAGATCCATATCCGCTACCAGATTCATACAGATATGCTCCGACAATTTCACCAGTAACAATTGGAGTGAAGTTAAATGTTCCAGTTGTTGCACCAAAGGAAACGTTAGCAGATACTTCAATTTGTGGATATTTGAAAATGTGATATCCACTTCCAATTGAATCAAATTTTGTATATTTTGATTTTGTAAGATCTTGTCTATAAGTTCCAGCAACACCAACATTTACAAGTCTGAATGTATCAGAATCTAATCTCTGAATAGAATATTGATTTAATGTGGATAATCCAACAATGGTGGTTCCTGAAGATTCATAAGTAACAATCTCTCCAGTTTTAAATCCATGATCTTTGAATGTTACTGTATTATATTCTGTAGAGATTCCTGAAGATCTTACTCTAAGTTTTCTATGAGAATACCCAGATCCAGAATTTAGTACCTTTACACTTCTCAGATTATTTTGAGACAGAGTTCTAAATTTGTGAATGCCGCTCGCGGTCGTTGCTGCAGAAAGACCAATTGTATTGATTCCAGTTGTTCCTGCAAAAGCATCTAACTCATTTTTGAAGAGTCTAATTGTACTTGTGTTTACAAATCTAACAACATATTCGTCACCACTAACCAAAGATCCTGTAGCAGTGTTTGTTGGGTCATATGCAACACCAATGGAAATTGGATCATTTCCATTTTGATTGTAGATTATACGCTGACCGTCACCAAGATTATGTGGTTCTAAGAACGTAATTGTTTCATTTGAAATATCAATACCACCACCGAGAGACAGTTTGCGACTGTCAAATGACATTTCTCTAAATCTTTGACCTACTACTGGTTCCAATGAACAACCAGATCCATTTCCACCAGTAAGAGATACTGAGAGTAATTCTTCAAAGTCAAAGTCTTGTGGATCGATAATAATGCTCTTTACATTACCAACAATGATTGGTTCAACATATGCTGTAGACCCAGCACCTGAAGAAATTGTAATATTTGGAGGATTGACTATATCGTATCCACTGCCACCATTCAAGACCTCAAACTTTTCAATAGGTCCATAATAAATCTTGTCTGAAGAATTTGGACTTGTAATTTCTACACCATCAATTAAAATACCAATGTTTTCTACAGATCTTTCGTCACCTTTCTTATTTTCAAATGTTTGATTTAATGGAAACTTTCTAACAATCTTATTAGAACTGAGTGTTCTATTTTCATGGCGCTTTAGAGTGAAATAATGTACTCCAGGATTGTTATTTTGTCCAAATCTAATGCTCTCATTCCCAGATAAGAGTGCCTTTGAGGCATAGAGTTTGATCTCATTTGCTGCTACAAGTTTGACAAAATATGTTTGACCAGATTCTAATCCAGATAAAGAATTTGCTGCAGTATATCTGATCTCATCACCATCTCTAAAATCAACAGGTGAGGAGAATTTTATAGTTCCATATGATTGGAAGTAGGAACTATAATCACCAAGACCATTAACAGTTCCATCTGGAAGTGTAGATTCAAGAATATTTTCTACAATGGTATATGAAGGTAGTGAGTTTGAAGCAATATACCCGTAAGAATCTGCATCATTACTATAAACGTTCAGGGCATTTGCAATATAAACGTCATTTCCAATTGTAATAATAACACCAGAACTCTTCGCTTTTACAAGTTTTCTTCTAATGCTATAATCAACATTTGGTAATGGTACAAAAGATCCTGTATTGGAAAGAGTAACTTCTCTTGAAGATGCGTTTATGCTAGAAACTTGTGCATATGAAGCATTTGAATTATTTGGATCTGGTACAACTACAATATTACTATTACCAACAAGAATTTCAACAAAGTCACCTACTTTGAGACTGGACTTATCAATTTCAGAGAATAAGGTGAATACTGACGATGAGATTGATTGTACTTTAAATCTTGCACTAGTATTGTAGATCCAAGAATTTGCAAAAACTTGCTTGAAAGTTTTATCACCTACTGGATTGTCAATGATCTCACCAACATTTCTGGTTGAAATGACTTCATCCTCTTCCATAAGAGGAATATCTGACAGTGCTTTAAATCCAGAGAGAACACCAGTGATTCTTAAATCACATCTCTTTTCTGTATCACCATTTTCATATCCAAAAATAGTCTCATCTGCTCTTATGAGATCTCCAAGTTCAATTTGATTAGTTACACCAGTGCAACCATAGAACTGGTTTATGCTCTTTGAGGTGTAATTAATTACATTATCACCAGAGATAATCGTCCCAGATTCGCCAAATCCAATTGTGGAATCTACACTAATAACGGAAGCATTGACACTAACTGGTTCCAAGCATCTTGAAGCGCCAGGGATTGTAAATACTCCTTCTACAAGATCTCTGTCATTGTATCCTACAAAGAGACTAAGTTTATAGAACGTTTGATTATTTCTAGTAAAGATCTCAATTTCTGATACAGATGCATTTGTATTCAAATCATTTGACTTGAATATTGTTTGACCTTCCAATCCAAATGGATCTCCAGAAATATTTTCTGCAACAACAACCTCTCTTCTGATATATTCTGCAGAAGAGGGTTTGATTAGGCGACTTTCGAGATCCAGTACTTCAGCATTTACTCCATAAAGAACCTTGAACAAGATTCTAATAGATTCTGCAATACCTTTTGACTGATAGAAGTTTCTTGCATGTTTAATAAAGTTTCCAACATTCAAATCGGAAACAAAATCATACTCTTCCAGTCCTGGTGTAAAAGTTTTCTTAAGTTTCTTATAAAACTCTTGTAAGAACAATACGCTCAGATTCTTTACCGTTGCAGATTGATTATGTGCAGCAGCAGAAGTTTGAGAGAAAATAATATTTTGCTTGTTTACATTACTAAAGACGCTGGAAATTCCTACATCATATCCACTAATTCCACTAAATCCACGAATACAACCAGTGAAAGTAGTGCCTGTGATTCCAGTGTAAGTAATGATCTCATTGCCAATTTGCAACAGACCATATTCCTCAGGAAATCCCTTTGTCGAAGTAACATTAATTGTAGTATCGGATTCAGATACTGCAGATGTGAGAGATACTTCTCCCACAACAACTTCTGGGATAAGATTATCGAGTTTAATATAACGATCTAAATTATCAACAAGATCAACATTACCACCCTGATGCTCTAAAGACAGATAATACTGTCTAAAAAATTCAACAGCTTTTGGAAAATCTGCAACTAAAAATTCTGGAAGTTGGCTCTCAATAATTTTATTGAGTTGCACTCTCTTCTCAAAATGCGACATATTTTATTTCCTCTCTAGAGCTCCGTTTGAGTAACTTGAAGTATAGTAATCTCTTGTGAAAGACACGCCAGAAATATCTTCACCAGATGCAATTACATCTTTAACCATATTTATTGAACTATTTGGAATGCTGAACGTCAAATATAGATCCTTAAGACCTACAACATCATTTGATTCTGGGTATGCTTGAATTTCAATAATGTTGTTTGGTCTTTGAGTACTTGTGATGTTAAGTGTGTTAAGTATGATCTCACCTTTAACATAATCAACGGTTCCTGCTTCCTTAGCAACGACAACTCTATTTCCATTAGAATCAAGTTTAACCAGTGAAAGAATTCCCTTTTCAGCACTTACAGTTCCTGGTCTGGAAAGGAATACCTGTGACGCTGTAGTAGCATTTGATACTCTATTTCCACCTGCTGTAATTTCTGGTGCGTCTGTAATGTATACGGTTGATGATTCTCCAGCAATTGTGAATCCTGTAGATTTAATGTTGTACCCGTTGACATTTACATGGAACTTATTACCAAAACAAAGTTCATACTGTGCAAACTGATTCAACAATGCCTTCATATCTCTTCTAATTTTCACCTTTGTGATATTAGAAGTAATTGCAGAATCAACTCTATCAATAAGTTGTAGAACTTTACTATATTTGAATCTTCCACCAAAGCGATTCATGTCAACATCTTGAGAATATTTGGTGAGAGAATCAATAACGTTGGTTCTTAGATCATCAACATTTGTAACTTGAGCATTGTTATAGTAAATGAAGGAGTCAATTTCAACATAAAGAACCTTAAGATCAACAATTTTCTGGTTGATTCCAGCAATTGAGTACTGTTTGATCTTGTTTAAAATATTTTGCTTATCAAAATCAGAAACATATGTACCATTTTTTGGTTTGATACTGATTTGTACCGTACCAAACTGTGGTGGGGACAATTCTTCTCCACCAACTACTGCAACTGATTCTGTATTTGGATAAATTGAAGCAATGATTGCCTCATAATCCCTCGCTGTAACTGCTCTGTATTGCGCTGAGTAGAGTCTTGGAGCGAAATACTTGATAGAGGACACATTCTCAATTTCACCGCCATTCATCGCCTTCTGAATGGTCGTTACGGGAACTGACGCAGTAGGAATGACGCGAACATTCGACTGATCAAGGAAGTTTCCTTGGAAATCAAAGACCGAAGGTCCATTTCCAGACTCACCATCAGTAATAATGTATCTTACTGTGATAACAGCATTATTTTCTAACTCTTTACCGAAGTATCCGTCACCAAACAGAAGTTCATAACGCTCATCTTGAACTTCTTGTATTAAAAAGATTTCAGAATTTTTGTCAATGTTTAAAATATTGTCAATCTTACTATATTCTCTTCCTAAACCGGTATCATTAATACCTTTGACGTATACAGTAATAGTTGAGGTATCAATATTTGGATTATCGAGAACAAATCTCTGATCAATTGACGTATCAACTAAAAATTGTCTTGAAAGTAGAGAACCTTGATAGATTTGAATTGGTGCTGCTGCTGATCCAAACTGTGCCACACCGTTTACTACTGCGGCAGTGACATCTTCTGGAATTGAGAAGCGATATGAAGTGTTATCTTGCCTTCCAATGCACACCAGACCTGCTTGGAGGGTGATAAATCCACTACTGGTAGTGGTAGGAACACTAAAAGTTACGTTTGCCTTAGAGGCGCTCCTAGAGCGTGGTATGTAACCTATGTTTCTTGCTAATGAAACCACATTTTCACGAACTGTTGCCCCATCCAAGAAGGATTCGTTGACAACCAGGTTCGCATTAAACGCATTAATGTAAGTATTATACGCAAGAGTATCGATCAGAACAGAAAAATTCGACCCCTCAAAGTCAAAATCCGTGAAATTTGAATTTGCACGGAGATAATCCTTGATTTGAGCCTTGATTTGATCGAAATCTAGGTTAGTAAACTGTGTAAAAGGCATTTTTTATCGCGTCGCCTCTAATATGAACGAAAATGCTTGGGTTGGTAAATCTAAACCTACAATATCGAAGTAAACATTTACGTCAAAACTATTATTATCGGGTTGTGGATCAACTTTGACGAGTAAATTTTCGACTCTATCCTCATAAAATTGAATAGTTTCCCGTATTTGCTCTTCAATAACACGACTTGAGGCAATATCCACGAAATCAAAGAGACTTCTACGAATATCAGACCCCAAGTCTGAGTTAAAAAATCGTTCTGTAGGAATGGTTTCAACCAAATTACGCACAGATCTAATGATTGCACGCTCATTAATCAAGACAGGAAGGTCCTTTGTCACAGGATGTGGGTCAAATGCAAAACTAATATCCTTAAATGCTCTTGAAACCCTTCTGGTTGCCATTGAATAGGTAGATTTTTCTGAATTTATTTATAGTACCTACTCAGAAATCTTCCCATAATAGGGTTCTGTGCCATAATCCCAGTCATCATAGTCCTCGTCATTGCGAATTTTTTCATGAAGTTCATTCTGAGTCCTAAAATCATGTTTTTTAGGTGTCAAATCGTCATTTGCAATCTCACGAAGCATCTTTTGGTGCTGATGATTGCCTAGATTGTCCAAAAAATCATGTTGTGCAGTCATTTTTTCGTCCTTATAGTAGTCTGTGACGAGTTTAGTGGTTCCCCACATCTCATACATGTAGTCAGAATTTCTATCGACAGGTGATTGTCCCATTTTAAGATCCTGATTTACAGTGAAATCAGAACTTTTAGAGGGGTTGCTATCCCTTATCTCTATTTATTCTACCTCAAACACCCTTCAAACGGGTGCCTTGGACTAATCTTTCTCTATCAGCAAAGGTCATACCGCGTGTGCTAGGTGCTGTAGAGAGTGCCTGACGTGCTGTAGCGTCTCTTTCAGTTTTTGCTTTATGAACTCTTTTACCTACAGGTGTTGCAAGTTTAGTCGCTGCCGTAACTGCCATTGCAGGAACTGCTAAAGGACCCATTCCAAGACCAGACATACCAATTTCACCAATGTCTCTTACAGGACGAGGCAATTTTTGAATCACTTCGTCTGCTGCTGTCGCTGCTGATATTCCTCTGACTGCTCTACCAAGACCAGTACGTCCAATAATCGTTCTGCCGATAGGAGTATTAGCGGCACGTTGAATAATATTCTCATCCAACTGATATGCTTCTGAACAAAACTGATTAAAGGTCTTCATTATACCAATCTTTCTAGATATTTATTAAAAAAGGGAGAGTCCGAAGACCCTCCCTCAACATATCAACCTTTACCTTGTCCCCGATAGGGTTTACGCGCTTTATTGCGAGAAGACGCGGCGTATTTTGTTCCAGCCCCAGCTCCTTGACGAGATTTCTTAGGAGATCCCGGAATATAAGAGCTCTTGTTCAGACCGACTTTTGCTTTTGCCATAATGTTTTAATCCTTTTGAATAATTTGAGTTTCAAGTTCCGAAGGGTTTGGAGAGCCCGTCTCATAAAACTTTTGAGACAGGTCCTCCATTGTATCGAAATATTCCTCCTCAGTCAAGTGTTCATAAAGAACTTTGTTGTGGTGGAGTATCGTATACAACTCTGCCATTGTATCAGATCACGCGAGTCTTTTCGTGTCCGACGCGAACGCGAGGATCACACCAAATCTCAAATCCTGCTGCAATTGCATCCAGACAGAATGATACATCCTCTCCACACATATCTTGTACTTCACCAGATTCAAAGACTTGCATCTTTGGAGCAAACCAAGGATACTTCATTTCACCATGTTCAAATACACCGTTCTTAATCAACAACCAACCAAATCCAGTGTAATCAACAGTGAAAGGCTTCTT